ATCATCGTGGCGCTGTCTGACCGAGAGAACTTCCGTAAGGAGATTCTTCCGTCCTACAAAGAGAACCGAGCGCACATTCGTCGTCCGATGATTCTCGGTGTCCTCAAAGAGTTCATTCAGGAGGAGTTCAACACGTTCATCCGCCCCGGCCTTGAGGGCGATGACGTTCTCGGAATTCTCTCTACGTGGAAGAAACTTAAGGGACGCAAGATCGTTATCACCGTCGATAAGGACTTCAACACGATTCCCGGCACGATCTACTACAGCAATTCCGGTGAGCTTGTCGAGGTTTCGGAACATGAAGCCAATCGAGCACACATGATGCAAACGCTCACCGGCGACCCCGCAGATGGGTACTACGGGTGTCCTTCGATTGGTCCAGTTACTGCCGCCAAGATTCTTGATGAGGTGCTTGATGAGGGTACGCCTTGGGCTGATCAAGAGCAACTATATCGAATGTATTGGGATGCAGTAGTGGAGACATACGCCAAGAAAGGACTGAGCGAAGAAGAAGCGCTGGTTCAGGCGCGTGTCGCACGAATCCTTAGAGCATCCGATTACGACTTTAAAGGAAAGAAGCCAATCCTATGGACTCCACCGACAAACTGACGGCAGAGGAATACATCGACCGTGTTTACGGTAGCGGTTACTCCTCAGCTAACTCTAAACAAATTGCAGGTACTCACTACAAAAGCAAGCAGATTCAACCTTGGGATTTTATCGCTGCGAATAACCTAGATTTCTTTCAAGGGAACATCATCAAATACGTAGTCCGATTCCGGGATAAGAACGGGAAGCAGGACTTGGAAAAAGCAAAACACTACCTAGAAAAACTGATTGAGATCGAATATGGAAACGAATAAAAACCTTCAAATGGACACCGGACTTTCTCTGAATGCCTACCAACAAGAAGCCTCTAAGTATGGTGTCTATGAGACGGATCATTATCCATTCTACGGACTCGCTGAGGAGGTAGGTGAACTTCTCGGTCTCGTGGCTAAGGCAGAGCGCGGCGACGACATGGTGAAGCGCTACGGTAGCTCTGAGGCTTTTCGGGATGCCATCATCAAAGAGCTTGGGGATATTCTTTGGCAGCTTCAAGAAATCTGCACGATCATTAAAGTGCCCCTTGAACATGTCGCAATAACTAACCTTGAAAAATTGCAAAACCGAAAATCCCGAGGTGTAATTAAGGGAGCAGGGGATGACCGATAAGTTTTCCCCTTCGACTCGTTCTCAGATTGTCACCCGTCGGACCTACAACCGCCCCTTGGACGACGCGGGCAAGACCTTTGAGACGTGGGAGGAAACTGTAGATCGAGTTATCCAACATCATGCGTGGCTTTGGGAACGTAGTCTTGGCCGTCCTCTGAAAGAGGAATGGGCGGAGCTTGAAGAGCTTAGGCAACTACTCCTAGATCGGAAACTGTGTGTCGCCGGTCGGACTCTCTGGCTTGGTGGTACTGAGATTGCTAAGACGCGAGAAGCCTCTCAGTTCAACTGTGCCTTTACTCATATCGAAACGGTGTATGACGTAGTGGACGCCTTTTGGCTTCTGCTACAAGGCTGTGGTGTTGGCTTCCGTCCCATCGTTGGACAACTCACCGGTTTTGTGAAACGGATTCCCGAAGTGGAAATCATCCGCTCCAAGATTACGCGTGAGGAGTTTGATAGGGGGGAGAGGGGAAGCGAACATAACTTTGAGGAGTTCGATGAATCCACTGGTACTTGGACGATTCGGGTAGGAGACTCAGCAGAAGCGTGGGCGAAATCTATCGGGAAACTTCTGGCTGGTAAGTATCCCGCTAAGAAGCTGGTGTTGGATTTCTCTAACCTACGCCCTGCCGGTATCCGGCTCCGGGGCTATGGATGGATCAGTTCGGGTGACACAAGCATCGCCCGCGCCTATGAGGCCATCGTTGAAATCCTGAACAAGCGTGCAGACGCATTGCTGACCCGGATCGATATTCTGGACATAATGAATTGGTTGGGCACCGTTTTGTCGTCCCGACGATCCGCTGAGATTGCGTTGTTGCCGTTTGGGGAAGATGAGTGGTACGAGTTTGCAACGGCGAAGAAAGAGTATTGGATTGATAACCCGCAACGTGCTCAATCGAATAACTCTCTTATCTTCAACAGCAAGCCCACCCGAGAACAACTTGAGCATGTCTTCCAGATAATGCTTGAGTCTGGTGGTTCAGAGCCGGGTTTCATTAACCGCGAAGCTGCCACTAAACGTGCCCCTTGGTTTAAGGGTGTGAACCCTTGTGCGGAAATCCTGCTCGGCAACAAAGCGTTCTGCAACCTTGTCGATGTGGACGTAGGGAAGTTCAAGGGTGACTCTGCCGGTCTCAAACGGGCTGTGGAGTTGGCCGCACGTGCCTGCTACCGTCAGACGTGTGTGGACCTGCGCGATGGAATCCTTCAGGAAGCATGGCACCTGAACAACGCATTCCTGCGCCTGTGTGGTGTGGGTCTTACTGGGATTGTTCGTCGCCCTGATCTATCCACCTACGAATACAAGGAACTGGAACGGGCGGCTACGGCTGCGGCTTACGCCATGGCTGACAGTCTCGGTCTTCCGCGCCCCAAGAACGTCACCACGATCAAACCGTCCGGCACCGTAAGCAAGGTGATGGACACCACTGAGGGAATGCACAAGCCGCTTGGCCGATACATCTTCAACAACATCATGTTCTCCAAACATGACCCGTTGGTGTCCGAACTGCGGCGCTGCGGATACAACATCTTCGACCACCCGACAGACCCAGAATCGGTACTCGCAACGATCCCGATTGAATGGTCGGACGTACCGTTCGACAAGGTTGAGAAGAACGGCGCGGTTCTTGAGGTCAACTTAGAAAGTGCCGTCGATCAGCTTGAGCGGTACAAGATGTTGATGCAAGCGTGGTGTCATCAGAACGTCTCTTGTACGATTTCGTATGACCCGTCTGAGATTCCCGCCATTGTGGACTGGTTGTTGGAGAACTGGGACCACTACGTTGGTGTGAGCTTCCTACTCCGTGCTGATCCTACGAAGACTGCGAAGGACTTGGGTTATCCCTACCTTCCGCAAGAGGTAGTCACCGAAGAAGTCTTCAAGGATTACGTTGCAAAACTTAAGCCGATCAACATCGACAGAGGAAACTCATTGGAAGAACTCCAAGAAGAGGGGTGTGCTGGCGGCGCTTGTCCGATCCGGTAACTGAGGTAGTCCCCGCGTGCTCGTCATGCGGGGACTATAACTATCCACTAATCAATACGTTGCAGTTATGGAGGGTTAATTTTTGAATCCCGATTCTTTTCCACGCATTTCTAAGGAACTGATGGAGGCTCTACACGCGCTGTTTCCAGAGCGGACTCCGGAGCTTTCATGGACAGACCGAGAGATATGGGTACGTGTAGGGGAGCGTCGTGTGGTTCGGACCCTACAACGTATCTACGACGAACAGAACCGCAACATTTTGGAGAACAAGCTGCATGTGCATGAGTAGGCCAAAGATTAAGGCTCAGACCCCTGCCGCACCGCCGCCTCCGCCCGAGAAGACTGCCGAGGAATTGGCAATGGCAGAGGAGGAACGCCGCCGTGTGGCAGCGGCCCGCTCGGGTATCAACCGATTGAAGATCAATCTTAAGAGGTAAGCATAGTGTGTAAATCGAAACCGAAAGTTAAATCTGCACCGCCGCCCGCAGCACCCCCTGTAACCACCACACCGAAGACCGCTGAGGCTGTGGAAGGTTTGGCCGAGGATCAGGGCGAGAACGTCAATCGTCGTCGTAAGCGTGCAGGTGACCGTTCGTCGCTTCGTATCGATGTGAACGTTGTTGGTCTAGGCGGCCAAGGATTGAATATTCCCCGGTAGGAGGTAAAAGCCTGTGAAGAACACTGCGGGTGCACGCTACCGACAACTTGAAGGAAAGCGTGATCCCTTTCTTCGTCGGGCACGTGATGCAGCGAAGTTAACCATTCCATCACTACTGCCGCCTGACAATCATACGGGAGCATCAAAACTCCCGACACCATTTCAAGGTTTGGGTGCCCGAGGGGTAAACAACCTAGCGTCCAAACTTCTCTTAGCTCTACTCCCGCCCAACAGTCCTTTCTTCCGACTGACCATCGATGACTACACCCTTGAGCAAATGACTCAACGGGAGGGTATGCGGGCGGAGGTAGAGGAAGCACTTGGAAAAGTTGAGCGTGCCATCCAGAACGAAATAGAGGCTTCTACCGTTCGGATTACCGCCGCTGAGGTTCTCAAGCACCTTCTCGTCGCAGGGAACGCTCTACTGTATGTGCCCTTCGAAGGCGGGGCAAAGATGTTCCGTCTGGATCGCTATGTAGTCGAGCGTGATCCGATGGGTAACGTACTGGACATTATCGTTAAGGAATCCGTAAGTCCCAAGATGTTGCCGGAAGAAATGCAACAGATGGTGGAGCAGGGAGACCTTAACAGCGACAAGACCGTCGATATTTACACCCGCATTCGTAGGGTTGACAACAAGTGGCATGTCCACCAAGAGGTAAAAGACGAGATCGTTCCTGAGTCTCAAGGCACCTATCCGCTGGACAGGTGTCCTTGGATTCCCCTGCGGTTTACCAAGATCGACGGCGAAGACTACGGACGCGGTTACGTAGAGGAATACTACGGCGACCTGCGTTCCCTTGAGAGTCTGACCCAAGCGATCGTTGAGGGTTCCGCCGCCGCAGCAAAGGTGCTGTTCTTGGTTAACCCCAACGGCGTTACGTCCGAACGTGCCCTTAGTGAATCCCCTAACGGTGCTGTACGGACGGGGATGGCGGAAGATGTGACGGTTGTTCAAGTCGAGAAGTACGCTGACTTCCGTATTGCTTATGAAGTCATCGAAGCAATCTCTACACGTCTCTCTTATGCCTTCCTCCTGAACTCTGCTGTTCAGCGTACAGGCGAGCGTGTTACCGCCGAAGAAATTCGGTACATGGCGAACGAGCTAGAGGATGCGCTTGGTGGTGTGTATTCGATTCTGAGTCTGGAATTTCAGATGCCGCTTGTGAAGGCTCTGATGCACCGTCTTGAGAAACAGAAGCGTATCCCGACGCTGCCGAAAGGAACCGTCCGCCCGACCATTATTACTGGATTGGAAGCGTTGGGTCGAGGTCACGACCTGAACAAGTTGGACATTTTCCTACAGGGAGTGATGAACACGTTTGGTCATGAAGTGGTCGCGCAGTACGTAAACGTCAGTGACTACCTAACTCGCCGCGCCACTGCGCTTGGTATCGACAGTAAAGGACTGGTGAAGTCTGAAGAAGAAGTCCAAGCTGAACTCCAAGCGCAGCAAGAGGCTGCAATGGGTCAAGTGATGTTGGAGGGCGGCATGGGTATGGCACAGGAAATGATGAAAGGAGCAATGAGAGCACAATGATTGAGCAGGACAAGAATAACGAAAGGGCGATCCCCGAGGTGAAGAAGAAAGACACCAACGAAGGTAAGGTCGATAAGGCGCCCACTAAGGCTGCCGACAACAAGACGGTTGGCAAAGTTCGTAAGGTGAACGGTCTAACCGTTACCTACCGATAAGAGGAGGACTTATGACTACTATCGTTTCTCCTCAGGTCGATACTTCGGGTAACGCTCCTGAAGGCCACGATCAGGCAATGATCGATAAGGTGGACGAGCTTGAACAACACCTTCAAGATTTGCAGGAGCAGGACAAACCTCCTAAGCGAAAGATCGCCGGTAAGTACGACTCTTACGAAGAACTTGAGCGTGCCTACATAGAGCTTGAAAAGAAACTCGGTAGCCGTAGCCAAGAGAAGAAACAAGAGCCGAACGCTGATAAAAACATTGACGAAGCCGAAGCACTCAAGCGAGTGGAGGAGGCGGGCGTTGATGTTGACGCGATGACGCAGTACTACTGGCAGAACGGCGAACTCTCCGAGGAGCACTACCAGACGCTTGAGAAGATCGGTATTCGGCGTGAGATTGTCGATGCTTATATCGAAGGTCTTGAGGCGAAGTATCAAGCAGACCTGAACAACATTATCAGTAAGGTGGGCGGTGAGGAACAGTTTGCCGCTATGAAGGAGTGGGCGGCTGCCAACATGGACCCCGCTGAGATCGAACGGTTTAACCGAGCGGTCGCCAGTGAGGATATGACTGTCGTTGAGAACGCCGTCCTTGGCCTTGCCTTCCGCTATCAACAGGAAGCCGGTCGCGATCCGAAACTTATCGGGGGCGGTAACGCTGGTGAATCGGCCTTCCAGTCGGTGGCACAACTGGTGGAAGCCATGAAGGACCCGCGCTATGAGAAAGACCCTGCCTACCGTAAGCAGGTTGAGCAGCGTCTGGCCCGATCCAACATCATGTAAGGAATAGCCTATGGAATATGTAGTCGAGAATTGGGATGCCATTATTGCAGTCTTTGGTGCCCTGTTCGGTCTGCTGGTCGCCATTGCGAATCTCGTACCGAACCCGAAGGAAGGCTCTGCAATGTACAAGTTGCATAAATTTGTTGATGCCTTGAGCCTTCTGTTCAACAAGAAGAACAAGGAACCGAAGGTGGAGGGACCGAAGACCGAGAAGAAGCCTGATGAGCAGCCTTCTCAAAGCCCTTGATTCCTTCTTCAGAGCACTGCTGGAACTCCTAACCCTTATCCGTGAAGGACGGCTTCGTAAGGACGGAGAACGAGCGGTGCGCCTAGAGGCACTTGAGAAGGCAAGGGAACAACAACGAGTCGCCTATGAGATTGATGATCGGGTTTATCACGGTGAGCTTACTGACGCTGACATTGAACGGCTGCGGAAGTATGAACGTGACGAACCCTAGCGATGAGTGTGTCTGGACTAAGCCTATCTCTTGGCACTCAACAGACACCGAAAGAACAAAACAAGAAATCCATTCCCATAACCTGAAATGGGAATACTTCTGCAACAACTGATAGGTTGCAGTTATGGAGGATATTTCCTCCTTTCTCTCCTGTGGTTGTACCTACG